CTAGGATATTGAGTGCGGACTTTTCATTATCGACAAGGCCTTCATCAAGAAGATAATCAATAACCAATTCGTAATAAGAATCCATTAGACTGCTCATTGGAATGAGATCGTTTAAATTTATTTATGGATTAAATTTACCCTTCATTCTACCAGTAGTAGGCGATACTTTTGATAAGCCAGGATGCATTTTTTTGTATAATCTTTCTCTAGACTTTTGACCTGCTTTTTCTGGTCCACCTTCTTGAGTCTGGCCTGGCTTTGCAATAATTGTTGCTCCTGGTTTTACTCCTGCTCTCCTTAAGACATCTGGTGCATTCTCTGCTGCTTTTTTAAGATTTTTGGTTCTTTGTTTGATGTTTTCAAAATCACCGTGAGGTCTTTCTAGATTCGGTTTAATATCTACTTCTGCGACTTGTCCTTTTGGATTTCTTCTATTGGAGGTGACTTGTTTTAATAAATGTCTTGCCCTGGTTGCTCTTTGTCTATTGGTAAGTGTTTCTTTCTTTCCTTTATTAATATCTACCTTTGGGGATCTTGTCATTGCATACTGAGCAGGATTTTTATATACTCTTACTTCTGTTGATACATCATCAGGTTCATCTGTGGTATGATCAAATTCTTTTGGTGAACCTTTGATGTTGGCCTTGGTTCCTAGTCTTCTTTTAAGGATTTTTGATAAATTCTCACCCCGTTGTTTTCTTCGTTCTCTTGGATTGGTTGGGCCGTGTTTGGCTTCTTGGATGAATTGCTTGAACGACTTCATTGGGGCGGGGGTTTGGTTCTAGGGGTATTTAGAAATTGCTGTCTAAATAATGCGCCAATGAAACTTATTACCGATTGGAGGAATTAGAAATGGCAAAAGGATTCACAGTCAAGGTCAAGGAGCCACCAGCAGAAGAAAGCATTGAACTCATTGTTGAGAGGGCAAAGAATAAGCTGAAAGGGAAAGTGATTGCATTCTGTCTACCAGGGCGGATGATCAGTTATTCGTTTATGAAGAACTTTATGCAGCTATGTTTTGACTTGGCTGCTAATGGTACTGGATTTTCGATTCAACAAGACTATTCATCAATGGTGAATTTTGCTCGTTGTAAGTGCCTTGGTTATAATGTAACCCGTGGTAAGTATCAGATTCCCTGGGATGGGCAACTGCAGTATGATTATCAGATGTGGATTGATAGTGACATCATCTTTAACAGTCTGCTATTCTGGAAACTGGTTGATACTGCTATTTTTGAAACAGAAAAAACCGATAATCGCAGTGAAGAAGAATTTCCCCTGATGTATAAATCTGAAGAAGAACTAGATGAAATTGGTCGGTGGAAATTAGAGGTTCGTAAGGAAAGGGCTGCTCGTCTTTGTCTGAAAGGCAATCCTATTACGAGTGGTTATTATGCAACGGAAGATCGTGTTAATACCCCTGTGGCTCATTGGATTTATGATGCCGATAAGTTTGTTAAAAATGGTGGGAAAATGAACTTTGAGTCCCTTGAATCAATGGCTGCTCGCAGGAAGCCTTTTACTGCCGATTATGTTGGCTTTGGCTTTGTGCTTGTTGCTAATGGGGTATTTGAGAACATGATCTATCCTGTCTTTGGTCCTAAGCTCCAGAAATACGATAATGGTATCGAAGATTTCTGTGGTGAGGATGTTGGTTTCTGTCTGGATGCCAAAGAACTAGGCATTCCTATTGTGGTGGATCCTCAGGTGCGTGTTGGCCACGAGAAGATGGTGGTGCTCTGATGTTTAACATTTACTACAATAATACCCTCCTCTATGGGGGTCTGACGGAATCAGAATGTCGTGATAAACTATTTGCCCTCAGTGAAGAGGCTGCTGATGGGGCTATTGATGATACTCTTGTGGAGGTGGAAGAAGTATGAAAAAGCTAATGAACGGCGGGCGGCCTATTGAGGGGCGGCCTAAAAAGTCTCGTCAAGGCAACAGCAAAAACACTAAATGTTCAGCTCGGCCTAATCATTCCAGACGTAAGAAATCTCGTGGACAGGGATGAGTTTTTAAGACAATGGATCCATCAAGTCTCCCTTGCTCGCCCTGAGCTAGGGGGATTTGCCATTTGTCCTTTTGCCAAGACCTCCAATTATAAGATCATCGAATGTTCGATTTCATCCATTATGCCAGAGGATGGTTATGATGTCATCTTGTATGTTATTGATAGTGATAACCTAGATGAAATTAATTATTGGGTTGAGACCTATAACCAACAATTCGATTCCTGGTTATTCTTTGAGGATTGTGCCTCTTATGATACCTTTATCAATGGTGTCAAGACCAATAACGGCAAATACAACCTGATTATTGGTCAACCAAAGGATAAACTGCGCAAGTTCAGGGAAGTGCTTAAAAAGACAGATTACTATTCTTATTGGTCTAAAGAATACTACGACGAGATTATGTCCTCGGATTCCTGATCATCGTATCGGAAACCGAAAAATCCTTATTCCTTCCTTTGTTTGGCACAAAACCCAGTTTATTATAAAACTTTTTAAGTTTGCCCTTATAACCCCTTTCCGCCTGGGGTGTAAGGGTTATTCTTTTATTCACTGAATCTGCATAGCGATTAAGACCTCCGAGTGCTTTTGTCCCATAACCTTGTCCTCTAAATTGAGGATAAACCTCAAAACCGTGAACTCTTAAATCACCACGATTACCCATTGTGACATTGAACTTTTTCACCTGTGGTTTTCTTTCCCAGTTTTTACTGATTGTATAATAAGCATCAGATTTTGGGGGATTTGCCTCAGCAAGAAATTCTTTAAACGTTTTCATCTTTTTGAAGGTTGGGTTTTTGTTCGTCTGGGTTTATTGTTGGCCCTCATTGTTGGTGGGGCATTTCTTGAAATACTCTTATTTGCAGTATCAATGTCAACCATAATGTAGCTTCCTTTTCCTGCCTTGGCACCAGCATTATGGGCATCTGGGACTCTCACAACCTTTTCGCCTTTACTAATGGCCTTACGAGCTTGCATAATCGGACTTACTTCTTTGGCCTTAGCCATAAGATCATCACCAGAATAATTCATAACAAGTTCTTTTTTACGTTCTCTTGAATCCTTATGGGAAATTGTGTTTTTAGTCTTAGGATTAACAATAGCCAAGTTTACTCTTGAGTATCCATAATCATTTCCAACCCGAGGAGTTGGTGTGGTGTAAACAGTTCTTTTTGTTCCTTCAGGATGATAAGTACCAGAGGACGGTGATTCCTTAAATCCAGATTTTAAAATAGAGTTCTTGTTATCTCTTGAGGTGTAATGAGCTGTTCTTAAGACTCTTAACTTTCGCCCCTCAGCAAGAAATTCTTTAAACGTTTTCATCTCTAATAACCGTGATTAGGAATCTTGTGTGAGTATTGACGAAGGATAACAGCAGCAGTTGAATTAGCCTCATTCTCAATGTCACTACCATCATCACCATTCATTTCTTTACCACTACATTTTTGCTTATAATGCACCAGTTCGTGGGCAAGGGTTCGATAAATGTCCATTGGATGTCTTTGGGCAGTTTGAACCCGAATAACATCATTGTTCAAATCATAAGATCCAAAGGTTCTGTTTTGAATTGAGAAATCAGGATTATCAATAATCATAATCCGTGGCATTTCATTCAATTCAAGATGATCCTTTACAAAGTCAATAAAGTCATTGATCCTTGCATTATTTGATTCATTAAGAAATTGACGGAATGGCTTCATTGATCACTTTTAATAATTTCTTCCAACCATTTATCACTCATCGCTTTTAGAATACCTAGGGCCGATGCCTCGTCTTTTGCATACCCCTCGCTGATAAGATAATCAATAACATCCTCTCTAAGGCCCGCCTCCTTATCTTCTCGTCTTTGTGTCCCAACAACAGTCGTTGCGCGGCTTTTCAGTCTTTTCCCTTCAGGATGTCTTTCGCCCCAGTCTAGCTTAGTTTCATCGTAATCCCAATCTTGTTTATGGCCGATGTTTCTTTCTCTACTTAAAGGGAGGTTTGTTCTCCGAGGCCCTTTTGTCTTGACTGCAGCTTCTTCATTCGCCATTGAACGAAACTCTTGGTTTTGCCTTTTATGCAGTTCTTTAACATCACGACCCGTCTTCTCAGGGTTAGCAGCTTCCTTTGAATTCTTTTCAATAGTTTCTTTGATTTTTGCAGTATCTACAGCTTCTCCAATAACCCGATAACGAGTCTTGTTAAGGTGATAGAAGTTTTCCTCCACAACCTCACAGTTATGAACACCTTTAAAATATGCGCGTACTAAATCGTCCATTTAAAGAAATTTGATTATTATAACAGTATTTAGATTTTGCCGCTCTAAATAGCCTTGGTGATGGAACCACCTTAAAAGTTTCTCTTAAACTCAATTTAGGAGAAATCCAATGACCGATCGCGATAGCGCATATATGAAAGAGATGTGGGGCACTACCCATCTCGCTAGTGATTATGGCGCTCTTGAGCTACGGGAAGTAGTTCACGATAAAAAATCAAAGAGAGCAAAAACTGAAGAAACTGAGCTATTTTCAGATGAATCTAGCTGGGAATACGGTGTTGAACCCTCTGTAATTAATGGCTAAATAGTTGTTAATTACTAAGTTTTAATGCCATTAGAGCGGGTTAGTCGGTCTTTTAAGGATATAAGTATGTCGTTTGAGGTTAACCCCTTAAACAATGATCTTATCGTCATTAAAAATGAGACCGCCATTGCCCGCTCTGTTCGTAATTTAGTCTCTACTATTATCGGTGAGGCTGCTTATTCGAATAAAGGTTGTAATGTTTATAACCTTTTATTTGAACCAATGAATTCTATTACGGAATCTCTTCTTGAAAGTGAGGTTTCTGAAACAATTAATCGTTTTGAACCTAGAGTTAATCTTCAATCCGTTGTTGCGACTGCGGACTATGATAACAATAATTATGATCTCGTTGTCACCTATACCATTGTAGGCATTGATGCACCAACCCAACAACTTACTCTAGTCCTAGAGACCGTCCGATAAATGGCAATAGTCAATCTCTCTACACTAAATTTTGACGAAATCAAGGCCTCGATCCGGGATTATCTCAGGGCGAACTCGAATTTTACTGATTATGACTTTGAGGGCTCAAACTTTTCTACCCTTATTGATGTTCTTGCCTATAATACTTACATCTCCTCATACAATACCAATATGGTATCAAATGAGGTGTTTCTTGACTCTGCAACCCTAAGAGAAAACGTCGTTTCCAGGGCAAAAGAAATTGGTTATACACCAAGATCAAGAACAGCTGCAAGAGCAAACATCAGCTTTACTGTTAATACAACAGCCCTTTCAACCAATCCCCTTACCCTGACTCTTAAAAAGGGAACTGTTGCCGCAACCAATTCTTTCAATGGTCAAAGTTATGTCTTCAGTATTATGGAAGACATCACAACTCCAGTAGTCAATAACATTGCAACCTTCAATAACATCACGGTCTATGAGGGAACCTACATCGTCCAGAATTATACAGTAACGGATAGTTCAACTCGTTACATTCTTGATAATGAGGGTATCGACACTACCCTTATCAATGTTCTCATCAAAGAAAACCCTTCAACTACAGTAACCCAGAAATACACTTTTGCACCGACTCTCTTTAATGTTGATGGGACCAGTAAGTCTTATTTCATTCAAGAGGTTGAAGATGAGCGTTATGAGGTCTACTTTGGCGATGGTATTTTTGGTAAGAAGCTAGAAACAAACAGTCTTATTGAGGTTTCTTACATTGTCTGCTCTGGGGAAGATGCTAATGGTATCCCCTCAATGAATTTTGCTGGACGGATCTTTGATAACAATGGGGCTGTTGTTAATTCTTCCATTTCATCCATTACTGTTAATACTGCATCATTTGGTGGTAAGCAGATTGAAAGCATTTCTTCAATCAAAAAGTTTGCACCTTTGGTTTATTCAACCCAGCAAAGAGCCGTAACGCCTGCTGATTATGAGGCAATTATCCCTCAGATTTATCCAGAGGCCGAATCTGTTTCTGCCTTTGGTGGTGAGACCCTAACTCCACCTAAGTTTGGAAGAGTCTACATTTCAATCAAGCCAATTAATGGACCTTTTGTTTCTAATACAATCAAGGATAACATTAAGGCAGCCTTAAGAAAATACTCGGTTGGTGGTATTGTTCCAGAAATTATTGATCTTAAGTACCTCTACATTCAATTTGATACCGTTGCTTATTATAATTCCAACTTTACTACATCACCAGATGTATTAAAAACTACAATTTTTAATAACATCGTCAATTATGCTGATTCATCAGAATTGAATAAGTATGGTGCAAGATTCAAGTATAGTAAGTTCCTAAAAATTATTGACGATAGCGATTCTGCCATTACATCAAACATCACCAAGATGTCAATGCGCAGGGATATGCGTGTGGAGGTTAATCGGTTTGCATCTTATGAGATTTGCTTTGGTAATTCCTTCCACATCAATAAGCAAACAGGTTATAACATCAAAACTTCTGCCTTTAGAATTTCTGGATCAAGTTCTGATGTTTACCTATCCGATCTACCAACAGATAACGAAAAGGGTATCCTCTTTATCTTTAGATTAGATGCCACCCAGCAGCCTGTTATTATTAGAAGTAATGTTGGAGCGATTGATTATACCAAAGGAGAATTGATTCTAAACCCAATAAATATAACAAGCACTCAGAAGAAGGTTGGCTTTGATAGTATTGTCCAGATCAGTGCAATCTCTAAATCTAATGACATTATTGGCTTGCAGGATCTGTACTTACAGCTTGATGTTAATGCCAGCACAGTAAATATGCTTTCTGATACCATTTCATCTGGTTATGACATTTCAGGTGTTAATTACGTTTCAACTTCAAGCTATCTTAACGGGGATCTAGTAATAAAGTAATATGAAAATTGAACTTTCTTCTATTGTAGAAAATCAACTGCCACAATACGTCCGTGAAGAGTTCCCCCTGGCGGTTGAATTTCTTAAGCAGTATTATGTTTCAAATAACAGCGATAAGATTGTTCAAAATCTAGAAGAGTATCTTGATCTGGATTCATTCTTTGATCTTGATGATGTTACTACCCTAACAGCACCAGTTTCTCTTGATGATGATACCATTACAGTCACCTCTACTCAAGGATTTTCAGAAACTTATGGTCTGATTAAAATTGATGATGAGATTATTACTTATACCTCTAAAACTGCAACGACTTTTGAGGGTTGTGTCCGTGGATTCAGTGGTATTGATAAGATCACTCAAAATGAGCTAACCTTTACCCAGACCAATGCGGCCACTCATACTTCTGGTTCTGAGGTTGAAAACCTTTCTCTTTTATTCCTTAAGCAATTTTTCTTAAAGACCAAGCAAAAGATTGCACCAGGATTTGAGAATAGGGAGTTTTATTCTGATGTTAATGATAGTAACTTCCTAAAGAGAATTAAGGACTTTTATCAATCCAAAGGTACTGCCGAATCCTTTAGAATCCTTTTTGCTGCCTTATTTGGAAAGAGTGTGGAGATGGTTCTTCCAAGGGATCAACTCTTTTCAGCATCTAATGCCCAGTATAGAGTTGCTAAAAAGCTCGTTGTAGAATCTCTTGATGGTAATCCATCAGAATTGATTAATGGGACAATTTACCAAGATACAGATGGATTCATTGAAGAAGCCAGAGGTACCATCACTTATGTTGAAAAGATCCTAAGACAAGGGAAAGAGTATTATCTGATCAGCCTTGACTTTGATTATGATAAGGACATTGATGTTGCTGGTACGATCAAAAGCGATTTCACTATCCACCCACAAACACTTATCACTTCCGGGGTTGCTCAGGGCAGCACCTTTATTGATGTTGATAGTACCGTTGGTTTTCCTGATAGTGGAAGTCTTGTTGTTAATTCTCTATTAATTTCTTATACAAGTAAGACACTTAATCAATTCTTAGGATGTAGCGGTATTACCTCACCCCTAGCAACAGGAACATCCCTTCGTTATAATACCTTTGCTTATGGTTATAATCAAGATAATGAGATTGTCAAACTAAGAATCACTGGTGTTTTAGAGGATGTAGAATTTACCGATGCCAACTATTCTTTCAGACCATCTGAAAAGTTTGAAATTGAGACCCTTGGTTATCCTTCAGAAGACCTAAGGGCAAATGATTGGAAATTCAACATTCCCTTAACTTATTCCATTGAGACCCTTGAATTGATTGATAGTGGGAACTTCTTTTATCGAGTTACCCTTGTTGATCAACACATCTTTAATCTTGGTGATGACATTTCTTTAATTCCTCCATCTAATGTTGAGTTTCCTGGGGATGTTGTCGCGGTTCTTAACAATAAGGCAATCACAATCCGTCTGCAACAGCTGATTACTCTATCAACCCCTTATACAATCCGCCGAAGCATTTCAAAGGCCAATTTTATTAATTTCCCAGAGTTAAATTATTATTCAACAAACGTCCAGAATACCTTTGTTGATAATGATAAGAACGTCTTCGTCTTATCACCATCTTTACCTTCTTATGCTGATGCGATTACAATCAATACAGGTAAATACAGCATTTCAGGTACTTTTACAAATACTATTGTTCTAGAAGAACATCCTTATTACACAGGTGATAGTGTCGTATTCACTTCCAATAATTCAACCCTGGCATCTGGTGTTTATTTTGTTAAGAGAGATTCATTCAACAGTTTTAGACTTGCCTTAAGCAGAGAGAACATTAGTCAGCAATCTTTTGTTTCTTTCAATGGCGTTATTAATGGCACCATTGAATTTTTTAACTTTACAGATTCTTCTTTAGAAACCAAAGAATTACTACCCCAGAATCTGATTCGTAAATTTACCACTCCTGAAATTGCTATTGATAAACAGGAAACCCCTCTTTCTGGTATTGGTATTTTCAATAATGGGGTCGAAATTCTAAACTATAAATCAAACGATCAGATTTTCTACGGTCCCATTAGCGAGGTTATTGTAACATCCCCTGGTGATAATTACGATGTTATCAATCCCCCAACTTTAACTGTTTCTGATCCTGTTGGTACTGGTGCAATTCTGTATCCCAACATTAAGGGTAATCTAAAGAAAATTAATGTTATTAATAGTGGTTTTGATTATCTGGATGAGCCACAAATTATTATCTCTGGTGGTAATGGTAAAAATGCATCAGCAACAGCTAACCTTGTTGAAGTTGTTCATACCGAATACTTTAATGCAGAATCTGATGTTCAGATCGGAACTGAAATTATTGGGTTCTCTACTTTCCATAAGTTCAGAAATGCCGAAGAGGTTGTTTACCAGACTGCAAATCAAACTCCAATTACAGGTCTTGAGAACAACGAAAAATATTTCGTTTCAGTAAATTCTCCAACAACGATTACGCTTCATAAGTCTCAGCAAGATGCGGTTACGGGTATCAATAGTATCAATCTAACATCATTTGGTTCCGGTATCCAGAGTATCCAGGCTGTCAATAAGAAAAAGATCGTTTCATCTATCAATGTTATTGAGTCTGGTGAGGATTATGAATACCGAAAGGTTAGAATTATTGGTATCAATACCATTACCGATAATTTTGGTGTTCCTGATCACGGTTTTAAGAGCGGCGAAATTGTAGTCTACAGCTCTTCTGTTCTTCCATCATTCGGCTTAACAAATAACACTAGCTATTATGTGACGGTTCTTGACAAGGATACCGTAAGACTTTCTCAAATCAATGCGGGTCCAGATCCTGAATTTTTCTACAGAACAAAACAATACGTTAATGTAACATCATTCGACTCTAGTTCAATTCAAACTCTTGCATATCCACCGATTACAGTATCCATCAATGGTCGTTTAGGGATTAGTTCAACTTTCGCCGCAACTATTCAGCCTGTTTTTAGAGGGCAATTTATTGGTGCAACTATTGAGACTGGTGGTAGACGATACGGTTCGGCAGAAATTCTTAATTACAATCAAAGTCCTACTCTTACTGTGTCTAAAGGCACCGGAGCCCAGCTCAAACCCATTATCAATAATGGTAAGATTATTGGTGTTATTATCCAATCAAGTGGCAATAATTATGTTTCTATCCCTGACATTATTGTTTCAGGTGATGGGTTTAATGCAGCTCTTACACCAATCATCCAAAATGGTCAAATTATTGATGTTAAGGTCATTTCAGGCGGCTTTAATTATACGGTAGAAAAGACCTCAATCACAGTTGTTTCTGCTGGTGATGGTGTTAAATTCCAAACAAACCTTAAATCCTGGCGTGTTAACAACGTAAAACGTTTTTCCGACGTTGATTATTTCTCTGATAATGACAGCTTTATCTCTAACGGTAAGTTTGGTCTGCAGTATTACAACCTTTTTGCACCAAGAAAGCTAAGAGAATCAACTTTTTCGAAGGTTATTGTCAATAATGCCGTAATTTATGAGCCGGATCTTACTAAGGATGTTGATGGCAACGAAATTTCATCTACAAACCACTCACCTATTCTAGGTTGGGCCTATGATGGAAACCCAATTTATGGTCCTTATGGTTATTCAACCCGATTTAATGCAACATCCGTTAAACAATTAAGCAGTGGTTATGTCTTAAAGACAATTACAGAGCTAAACATTGAAGGAAGACCCGTCAGCCCTGTCATTTACCCCCTAGGTTTCTTTGTCGAGGACTATAAATTCATCGGAAATTCTGATCTTGACGAGTACAACGGTCGTTATTGTGTCACTCCAGAGTATCCAAACGGAACTTATGCATATTTTGCAACATTTGAGGCTGATTTTTCACCCAATGGCTATAAACTACCAAAATTCCCTTATGTTATTGGTAATCGTTACTACTCAAAACCGATTGAATTTAACCTTGACTTAAATTCTAACCAAACAAACCTTGACATTAACCAATTAGGTCTTGTCAGAAACACTAAACCATACAATTTAAACTCCGAATTTACCGATTATGATGGACTTTTTCTGCCTTATCAGGTAAAAAATGGACCTTTTAGCGTAAAATCGGTAAATCCTGCAAAAATTGATGAAATTAGGGTTATTTCTGCTGGTGATAATTACCGAGTTAATGATAAAATCACCATCGAAAACAATAATTTAGCAAAAGTTGCTAAAATTAAGGGGAAATCGGCAACAAGTCTAGCATCTAGCGTAATTCTACGCGAAAATGTTGAGTTCGTCTCTAAAAATAACACTCTCATTGGCTACAGCTCCGTTCCTCACTCCTTTAATACGGGCGATTCAGTGTTTTTGACCCTTTATGATGGTCAAACTCAGCTAAGTCCCCTAAAAATTAGTGAAAATACTCTCATTTTATCCGTTGGTCTCGCATCAACTGCAACAACTGGTATTGTAACCTATGTTAATGTTTATGGTGATCTAGAAGATGATGTAATTTCAGCTAATGATGTCTATCAAATCAACAACGAACAGCTTAAGGTTCTCAATGTTGATAAAGAAGGCTCAAGAATTAGAGTTTTACGTTCTGTTGGACTTACAACTGTCCAAGTCGGCACTGCCTTAACAGAAGTCCCAAGAAAATTCACGGCTGTTAATAACATTGGTATTAAAAATGGTGTAATTAATAAGGAAATTTACTTTAATCCCAAGGAAAGTGTTGCGATTGGTCTATCCCACGGAATCGGCATTAACAGCACTCTGTATTTCTCTAATCCTGGAGTTGGTGCTACAACCCTTGTTGTTCCTACCCGCAGCATTTATCTACCAACACATAACCTAAAGACCAATGATCAGCTAATTTATAATTCGTATA